TATCATCCGACAGATTTTTGTTATTTGAAATGTCCCTTGCGCGAGCAACTCCAACTGCCGTCCCTCCTCTTTTATATTCTCGCCGCCACTCCAATCCCTTTTTAGCTTCGGCAACCATTCCTTGCGTCGGTTTGTTATTATCTTCAAACGCCGCTGGCTGAATTTCAGAGGAAGGCATTTGTTGATTTGCCACAATTTGAGCAACAGATTTTTCATCCATTCCAAAAACAGATCGTAATAAAACACCCACTTGCTCAATGGTTAAAGCACCATTGCCCATTGCGGACAAAAACTGAGCAAGTGCCATTGTCCCACCAACGCCGATGGATTCAACAAGTGGCGGATTATTGTTTACATCTTTAATGGTATCAATGGCGGCTTGTGGCACAGAATCAGAAATTCTTATTGGCTGGATATCAAATTCCTGCGAAAGCTGTTTGATATAAGCCGCCTCCTTTGCCCTTGCCCGAAGCGCATCTTCATAATCTTCGCCTAAGTCGGAATAAATTTGTCCTGCTGTCTTTAATCCAGCTTTCCATAAAGCAATATCCGCATTAGCCTCGCGACCATAATCAATACTGACTTTTGCGGGCCACGACCAGCGTCCTGCGAGAATATCACCTTCATTCGGAATTAACCCGCGAGATGCGGCATCAAGCAAAATGATATTTTTGATCCTATTTAGAATTTGGCTTTCAAGCAACCCTCGCCAACGCAAAAAAGTCCTTTCCGCCATAGCTGATTCCAATCTTGCCATAGGTCCTGTTTTGTCGGCATCAAATGCAAATCCGTATGGCAAGCCAACTGCCATACAAATATGCGCTTGAATAAGGCGAATAAATTCGGCAAATGCTCCCGTAGGTCGGTCGCTTTTGAACATTTCCATTTTTTCACCAGTCCCCAAATAATTAACAGACCCAGGGTCAAGTGATTGAATTTTAGAGGCTTGCCCTTGGTCATTTTCCGGCCCCTTGGTAAAATAATCGCTCGGATCAGCCGCGCCGGAATCCGTTGTAATAATGCCAGATTGATAACTGGCGTATTTGATTGCTTGGACTTCGGCTTTAATTGCCTCCTGTAAATCTCTGGTTGCGTTTAGAGCGGTTGCAAAGGCACTCCTCCCGCGATATTCATCAAGACGAGTTGGATCAAAAAGGTGAATAAATTCTTTTGCGGAAATTTCAACGGGGTTGATGTATTGGTTATTGATTGTCCTTGTAAAAATCAAAAAAGAGGTTGGTTTTCCGTATTCATCGATGTTAATTCCGCCGATATAATTGTCGGTGTCTGTGCGATCATATGGCGATCCGATTCTGTCGGCTTCCACGCTTTGCAATTTTAATTCGCCATTGTCTCTGACAATGATGAATCCGCAATCTCCATCCCGAATAATAGATGTGACCGCAAGTTGTAATAATGTGGTAAAATTATGTCGCCCGAGAAAATCGCAATTTTCAGCCCACTTTTGCCAAAAATGTTCAACAGCGGTATCGGTTTCTGAATTTCCTGTTCGGGCTTGATAAGAAATTCGACCAGCAACATAGGTCGCAAATTTTAACAAAATTGAACGGACAGGAGGGAAATTGTCGGCGAGATCACGCGCAGAACGGATAAGTGAATATCGTTCGCGTGTGCCACTGGTATCTTCTCCCCCGCCTACCCCCCGCGAAATCCCTCGCTTTTCACTGGTTAAAGCTGAATCAAATCGACCAAAGTTCCTTAATCGCTCCTTTTGCACCAACCGATTTAGAGCGGCTTTAGGAGAGAAAATTGACAAAGCTGTCGTAATAAAATCTTTTTTCATGGTCTTTGTGTCGGGAATGTGGGAATATATTTTTTGGTTCGAGTTCCTGTTGCGGACTCAATCGCCGCTTGAATTTCTTTTATTGTTTGAGAAACCTCCGCAAGATTTGCTCTTGTGAAAGATCTTCCCGCAATACTATAAGATGCACCAGCAATCGCAATAGTTTTTAAGCACGCCAAAAAATCATTTTGCAATTCTTGTAATGTTGCCAGAGGGAGTCCGAAAAATGCTTTGTTGAGACCTTGAGCCATAAAAGGAAGCACTTGTCAAATTTTAGGTTTCTTTTGCATTTGATATTTTCTGATTTGTTGATGGCGTTTTTCTCGGTTTTCCCACCATTTTGCCATCTTCTGCGCTTCGGTAGGTTTCAGTTTTTCCCAAAAACATCCAGCCAGAAAAGCGAAAATCCCCGCCAGCGTGTAATAAAAAATGAATTCAATTTCTGTTATCGGTTTCATCGCATTACTAAAGCCTCCCACGCCTCGTCATTTGTTAGAAAAATATCCGATCCGCAATCCAAATATGCATGTTCTCCAGTTTTTGGATTCCAGCAATACAATAATGTTTTACCAGAGCGGGAGCGGAATGGTTTTTCCGTTCCGCCGCAGGCAGGAATCCAGTTTTCTTGATTGGCAATGCTTGTTTCTGCGATTTCGGATAACATTTTTTGATAGCCTTTTGTCATTTTCAATCCTTTCGGAAATTTTGTGCGTGTTTAACAATACTGGAAAGGTTGTGGGAAAATACCTCTCTGGCGCAATGGATGCGATTGCGAAGGTCGGTCTCAAATTGCTCCGTTACCGAGGCTTCATTTATTTTTGGAATGTTACAATGGATTTCCAAAAGCAGATCGTCAAAAGACAACGGATCAATAATGTTTAAGGATTTTTGCGTAGGGCTGGACAGATTTATATTTGTCCAATCAATTCCGTATGGATTTGTCATTTTGTTTTTGTTGGTTGGGTTTTGGTTTTGGTTTGGTAATTTTTCTTGCGAAGGTCGTTTTTTAATCGAAGCATTTGAAGCCAAGTCCAAGTTGAGAAGCTGTCGGAGTTTTCCATAATAGAGTTTCCTGCGTTTAGGTCGTCGCCTCCTGCGTTTGATCCTATCGGCAGAGTTCCATATCTGCTACAGCTTGAGCATCGCTTCTGGTAAGCCCCTCCTGCTCCAAAAGCGAAACAAGACGCTCCCACTCGTTAAAGAGCGGGTGTCCTACTTGGCAGGGATCAAGAACGAAAAAATGCGAGGCATTGAGCTTGTTTTCGTAGGGAGTTCCTTCTCTTCCGTGCAAGGCGATATAGGTATTGTTGAATAGGCATTTTATCAAATATTGCCCGATATTGTCGCGAATGACTTGGTATGCGGTGGTTCCCGCAAAGACGGTTTCGCCTTTATCAACGGCGGTTTTAATTTCTTGGATTGTGGTGAGTTTCATATTTTTTGGTTTGGTTGGTTATGGAAGAAAATTAGGGGAGGACTTCGATGTCGGTTTTGAAGTGAGCTAAAGCGATTTTTTTTGCTTCGGTATATGTTCCGTTTGCGAAAAAAATGTTTTTGGGATCAGATTCTCCGTATTTTTGGAAAGCCCAGTATCCGCGACCACGAGGGGATTTGCGATGGGAGATTTCATATTTACTGGTTGAGCAATCGTTTTTCATATTTTTTATTCTATTAAAGGATTGAGCGAATTGCGTTTTCTGCGGCTTTTTTATCAAAAGAAGGTTCTCCTTCAGAAAGTTCGACCAATTTTTCGGTCGCGTCCCAAAATGTAGGAAGTGGAATAATAACTCGGAGACCGCTTTCGTTAAAGAAGGAGACCGCCACTATTTTCCCGTTTTCCCAGTCTTTGTAGGATTGCTTGTGAGCTTTTAGTTTCATATATTTAGATTTGTTTTGGTTTCGCTTTCGCTTCTTGCGTTAGCTTGGAGATAAATATATCGGTAACAAGTTGATTGTAAATAACTTTTTGCTTATTTAGGAGGCTACGCCTCCGAGCGTTTCCCAGTCTCAGCGTTTAGGAGTCTATGTCTCCTAACGAAAAAAATGTTGAGAGTCTTGGAATCTAACTCTCCGAGCTAATGGGAAGGACGCCAGCGAGAATGGCGGCGGCCAACGATATACATTCGCAATCCCAAAGGTGATTCGGGCGACCACCGATCCTAACCCATCTTTGCTGAACTTGCTTGGTTTTTGCGTTAATGACATCCTTTTTCATTTCCGATAACATTTGTTTGCGGTAATCATCAGAAATATCCCGAGGAACTTCCCATTTAGGAATCGCATCTTCTTGTCGCAAAAAAGCCAATTTATCCTTGATGCCTTCATTGGAATAAAAGAAATAGGCGCATTTAAGTCCGTTGCTTCCAGCTTGAGCAACTTCAATTTTGGAAATAAATTTCCTTGTCCGTTTTCCGTTTTCTACATGGAAAAAAGCATCCTGTCCAGAACCATGCGAGGCAGTCCATCCTCTTTTGGCGCATTGCTCATAAACCAAAGGAGTATCATATCCAGCATCAACGACCACGCATCTTGGAGAAACATTAAATTGGTTTTGGATGGCATCAATGGTTTCCCATGTAAGCGGACGAGATTCGTGTAAAAGCATTGATGACCCGTCGATGCGAAATGCCCGAACAATACACCAAAAATGGTCTCTCTGTTTATCTACGCATAAAAATCTACGATGCTCGTTGTCGATTTTTTGTCCTTCCAAATAATCAATTTTGGAATAATCTCCTGTTGTAATTTCTGGAAGATTGCTAACAACCTCATCCTGCCAAATTTGTGCTTTCCGTTTTTGGATAAATTGCTTTAGTGGCTCCAATTTGCCACTGCTTTTCGCCTCGTTAGCTTCGATCCATTCCTTAACAATACTAAACCATGGAATCCACCAAACCGCATACGCAGGATATTCAAAAGACCGATGCCCTCGGATCGGATGTGGATTTATGACTCGATAACTTGATGAGTTTGCTAAATTTCTTCGGGTTGCGGAAGTATCAAAAAATTCCGCCTCACAATGCTGACATCCCATCCTAACGGAATCTTGAACTTTATCCCACTCAATACTGCCTTTTTCATCTCGCGGCGTTTCATACCGAATAGAATCAAAAAGGTATCTTTGCCAGTTACCACAATGTGAACATACCCAACCCCAGACTTCCCTTGTTCCACTTTCCCATTCGGCGTCGGCTTCATGGCCGGCATCCCAGCCTTGACTTACAAGAATTGTTTTCCTGTTCCAGCGATCATGATGCCGAGCCTTTAATTCTTTGATCATCCCATTTTTCCAACGCCAAATTTCATCGCCAATGCAATAGCGCATGGATTTTTCTTGTAGATTGGTAAGATTTGCGCCTCCAGTAAAAAGCGCCATGTGCGGAAAGAGGATCGTGGTTTTTCTTAAAGCGTGACGATCATTCGGGAACAAATCTTTTACAGGTTGGCACAAATTAAAAATCGGCAATAGGCGAGATTCCGTCCAATCCTTAACCATATCATCCGTTTGTCCCACAAATAAGGCAGGGCCAGGTTTTTGCGCAACAATGAAACATGCCATTACCTCCATCATTGTTGTTTTTCCGCCGCCAGTAGGAGCGCGAAGAAAAACTTGCGTGGTTTCATCATCGCTCGCCGCTAAAAGCGGTTCATTCAACCACGGAGCAATATTGGGATCAAATTTTGATGCTCTATCTGAATTGGGTAAATTTACATTGTCTTTTGCCCAATCCAAAATTGTTCCATCAAATGCTAATTTTATGCCCGAAAAAACTCCAGACTCAAATGCGTTCATTTTTTAATTCGCTTTGGATTTCGGATAAAATTTGCTGGGTTTTTTCATGCATCTTTTTCCGTAATGTTATTTCATCCAATCCCGCGCAAGCCCCGCTGACATCATTGACCAAAGCGGCGAGTTTTGCTGAAAAAATGGCGCCGAGTTTTATTCCAGAATCATGGACTTCCGTTTGCTTGATGTATTCCTTTTTTTCTATCGCCATCATGTATTCGATGCGCTCGCATTCTAACAATGTTTTCCTAAGTCTTGCCTCGTTTAGATTTTTAGGAGCGCAATCGCCACGACCATTTTTCTCTAAAAATTCTTTTCGCCAATCCTCCGCTTCCTTTAAGGAAGTCATTGGCATACCCGCTTTTACCATTTTACAAATGTTGGGCTGGGTCATGCCCCATAACTTTGCTAAATGTCTTTGCGTTAGTTTCTCTTGTCCTTGGTCTTGCTCCTCGGCATATTCCGAAATAATTTGGCTTTCACGAGATGTTAGAGTTTTCCCAGCCTTCAATTTTTGAAGGATATTTTTTATTTCAGCCTCACGAACCCTATTTTGAAGGTTAGATTCTTTAGACGAGGGATTTTCCTTTTTTTCCATTTTCGATTTCGGTCAAAATAATTTTTTCAATTTGATCAATTATTTGAATCCTTTCCACTTGAATTTTTTCCTTCCACTCGGACTGAATTTTTAGCAACTCGGGATAATTTTTCTCATCGAATTTTTTAACATCGTCAGAAGTTTTCAGAATAAAAGGTTCAAAATTTGTCAATCCTGCTCTTTTTAGGGTGTTTATGCAGGATTCATCAAATAACAAAACGCATTGGCAAGCCAAACTCTCATAATACCTATTTGCCAGATTGTTGAAATGATCATGCGTAAATGGGTCCTCAATATACAACGAATACCGAAAAGCCTGCAAAAGCGGTTTATGCCATTCAATCTTGCCGATAGGTTTGGATTTACATCCGATGTGCAAAAATTTCTTGTGATTTTTGGTGCTTGTTGATAGGTAAAGGTTTTCGTTAAAGTATTTGCGGAAATAAACCTCTCGGTCTCTGCGGTAAGTGCCGTAATAAATCAAGTTATGAGTTTTTTTGCTAACGGGAAGGATTTTAAACAACAAAACATTCAAGTTCACGGTATATTCCGCATCAAAACAAGCAAACTTCACCGCTCCCAATTCATAATTGCTCAAAAGGAATGCTCTACGCCTTTTGAAAATTGTATAGGCAAAAGCATTCGGTCGCAAATTATACTCGTTGGTTATCCAACCCCACGGCGTATCGGTATTATGTTCTTCAATTTTTTCGATTTCGTGGATAAATGGATATTGCGTGGCATAACTGATAAAAATGACATCATATTTTTTTTGATACCGTTTGCTATTTTCGCCAACAAACAAAGTATCAACACAATGCCCTTTTTTCTCCAATTCAACTTTTATCGAAAGAGCATTGCGAACATGCGCATCAATTGGATTTTTTGCCCGAGGAACGGTTTCAACGATTAGAATTGAAGCCATTGAGAATTTCCATGAAGGTTTTGAATGTAGTTTTCTCGGTAGTAATACCGAGTTTATTTTTGATTTGTTCTTTTTCGGAAATGTTATCGCACTTGATGATGAAGTTTACCGATTCATCAATTTCCTCGATGACATCAATATCGTGCTCAAATTCTCCAAGCAAACCATCCAGTTCCTCACGGTTAAAGCCAAGGTTTTTGAAATCGAAATCTTGTTGAAGATTTTGAACCTCCAGCTTTAGAAGTTCAAAATCCCATGTTGCGTTTTGGGCAATTTTGTTATCGGCGATGATGTATGCCTTTTTTTGAGCCTCGGTCAAATGTTCCAATTTGATGCAAGGAACATTTTCAAGCTCCAATTTTTTTGCGGCCAACAAACGACCGTGTCCCGCGATAACTCCATTTGTCTCATCAATCAAAATTGGTTGGTTGAAACCAAACTCCTTGATTGAGGACGCAAGTTGTAAAATTTGTTCATCCGAATGCACTCGGGCATTGTTAATGTATGGAATCAAGGAATTTGTTTCCAGCATTTGGATTTGTGGATTTTTTGAGGTTTTTTGTTTTGTGTTCATAATTTTTTTGTTTTTTTGTTCGCAATATATTTTTGATAACCGAAATTTCGGACTTCGCTCACAAGAGTCTTACGAGAGTCTGCTCACC